GTCAGTATTTAAATAAATTATTGCTGAGCATCTATCTAAACCATCTTTATGAGGTTTCATATAAGATCCTACAGACCATTCGACTATCTCAATATTATCACATACAATTTCTTCATTACATAGATGAGAACATTTTTTAGAAATATATTTAATTAAATCATCAAACCACAAATTTTCTGTAGTCCTTCGACACAAACGTACAACAAAATTTTTATTATAGTTCAACAAACGATCTTTAGGATAATTATGATAGTACTGTATCAAATGCTCACATTCATCTTTAGAAAGAAAATTATCCTTTAAGTAAAACATCGTTTGTATAGAATATGCAAGATGACGGGATTGAACCGCCGACCGCCTCCGTGTAAAGGAGATGCTCTACCTCTGAGCTAATCTTGCGGAAGCGAATGGCGGGAATCGAACCCGCGACTGAAGCTTGGAAGGCTCAGATGTTACCCCTACACCACATTCGCCTAAGCGATTCAGGAGGGACTCGAACCCCCGACCAACGCATTAGAAGTGCGATGCTCTATCCAACTGAGCTACTGAACCATGGACTTAGTATAATTGATTTAAATCGGAAAGTCAACCATAATAAAAATCTTTCCACTGACCAACTTTTGTTTCTTCAAGATCCATCATAACCTTACTGATGGGAGCTCTTGGTTTCTTATAAAGTCTCATATTAGTTTGTTCTAATAGTTTATCACCTTTCTTCGTATTACAACTAGAACATGCAACTACCATATTTTCCCAGGTATTTTCACCACCCCTACAGCGAGGAATTACATGATCAATTGTGAGTTTGCTTTGAGCACCACAATACTGACATGTATTTTTATCTCTCTTGTAAATCATTGAACGGGATGGATACATCTCAGAAAATCTAATAAAGGGTCTTCTTACATATTGCACTAGTCTGATAACTCTACTTGAAATTACTCTTGCCTTTTCTTTAAAGAGAAGGATAACTGCTCTCTTCCAATTTGTAAAATGCAAAGGTTCATAAGAACTATTCAGCACTAAAACTGTAGAATAAGGTTCGATAGATTCCATATTGTTTATGCTACATTACTTACGGGTTTTGTTAGTTGACTATAATATTGATAAGAGTATGTTGTTCTCTTGCCGTGAATACCCCAACCCAACCATTTATATGCATGAGTCATATAGAAATCAATAGACTGATTTTCACTCTTTAAGTAAAGTTCATACCTTGTCCACTGAGGTTCGTTGACCATATACCTAAGTTGTGTTGGTAAAGTACTAGGATCTCCACCATACTTATTAACAAAACTTCCCAAACCTCTATAGCGGTTAGTAGAAGTCCACTGAATCAAACCATACCCACCACTCTTACACTCGGTGTAGGAGACGCGAGCACCACCCTCACAGATGTTAGGGATGAACTTACTCTCTTGTTTGATGTTGCCCATAACAGTAGCAAGAGCTGCTTTATCTCGGATTCCGCGCAACTGAAGAAATGAGAGCGTAAGATTTTCATTAAGATCGCATCCTTTACAAACGTAGTCCATCTCAATAGCAGGAGGTGCCTCTACTGGGTGAGGAACTACTGGAGTTTTTTCAGGAAAAACAGCAAGAGTTGCTGCAGTTAATACTGACGCAGAAGTTGTTGCAATAGTAATAAACATAAGTTTTCTCATTATTCAGGAATACTCAAAATGTCAATCTCGTCCTCTTTAGGATTGATCCATTCTTTGAATTCATCAGCGAGAGCCATTGCATCTTTGTATTCAAGATCGGGATCTGCTAAGCGATCCATAACCCACTCACGAGTCGCTGCAACCACTTCGATTGTCTGATCCATAATAATCCTTTTTGAAGTACCTTGAGAGGATGTTGCTATTATAGTAGGCGGGGGTTCCGTCGTCAAGGGACTCGGTGAGGACGTTGTAAGCGAAGAGCTGGCGGGTCTCTTCAAAATTTGTTTTGCCAGGTGTCTTATGAAGAGAGAGGATAGTCCTACTAAAGTTCTCTCTACCACATTTTTTAATTTCTTCTTTGAGTTCTGGACAAGACCCATAATATTTTTTCCAATCAGATTCAGATTTTACTTTTCGTTTCTTCCCCTTAGGCGTTCGATGCTGCCAAAAATACTTTCTCCCAATGTACTGTCGTTGGTTTGCGAGATTGGTAATATTATAAACAAAACCATAGTAGTCCCGAACATCGCAACTATTAAAAGCTCGTTCCATGTACATCCAAGGATTTTCATAATCAGTATCGATACTCATCAATAATGTTTAACACTTTATCGAGATATTTATGTGCCATATCTCGATCCCCCTGCCATACTGTCTTAGGTTCTTCGTATACATCATTTTTTAACTGGAGCACACGATTTTTCAACTCTTCTTTTTGCAATTGATTTTTAGGCATAAAAAATAGGAGGATCTCTCCTCCTATTTAAGCACAAATTATATCATTAGTCATTATCAAAGTCACGGTTTTCAAATATAAAGTCGTCACACTTTTTTGCTTCAATATATTTCTTCAATTTAATAGAATCTTGATCTTCTTTTTTAAAGTTGAAAACCAGCGAAAGTATCTTTTTTAACATCTTGCTTAATTCCACCTACGACATAGGACTCAACCTCTGTTTCTTGTGGAGCAACCTGTAGTCCCTTAGAAGAGATCCAGTGTTGTGTCCAGGGCAAAGGGTTATTATTTGCAGCAATATCATAAACTGGTTTGAGACCAATACCTTTAAGGCGACGATTAGCAATCCATTCAACATACTGCTGGAGGAGTTTATCATTAAGACCAATCATACTACCTTCTTTGAATAGATGATCTGCCCAACGTTTTTCTTCATTTACTGCACGATCAAACATCTTATAAGTCCACTCTTCCTCTTCCTTCATAATGCGTTTCATTTCAGGGTCGTCCCCTTGCTTCCATTTGTTGAGGATATTTTGAGTAATTGCAAGATGCTGATTTTCATCTCGTGCGATAAGAGAGATGATTTTAGCGGATCCTTCCATAAGCTTGAGTTCACCAAACGCAAACGAGCAAGCAAAGGAGACATAGAACCGTATACCTTCCAGAATGTTGACGTTCGCCACTGCTCTGTAGAGTTTTCTCTTGAGTTCATACTTTCCTTCTAATGCTGTTGGAACTTGTTCCAATGCATGTTGCCAATCATTGGAGTTATCATATTGATGAGCACTATTAATGAAATCATCATATGCCTCTGTAACGCTGCTAGCACGTTCTAGAATGCGTGGGTTAGTAATGATTTGATCAAAGACCTCTGATGGGTCCGCATAAACATTTTTGATAATGTAAGTATATGAGCGACTATGAATCATCTCCATAAATCCCCAGACTTCTATACATGCTTCTAACTCAGGTAAAGAACAGTATGGAATGAAAGCCATACCAGGTCCACGACCTTGAACAGAATCAAGCATAATCTGATACTTAAGATTGGAAGTATAGATGTGCTTTTGTTCTTGAGTTAAAGTTTGATAATCTCCACGATCCTTTTGAAGAGAAACTTCTTCCGGTCTCCAAAAGTATCCTAATTGTTGTGTAGTAAGTTTATCAAAAATTGGATACTTATAAGAGTCGTATCTTTGAATTCCTAGCGGAGCACCAAGAAACATTGGTTGTTTCTTAAGGTTCACTTGGTCGGTATTAAATACCGTCATTCTATCAACTGTTGTTTGATTTCTGTTTGCTCTGTCTACGAAGTTAACCTTCATCTATTTCTCCTTTGTTTATGCTTTGTTTGTTTACAAACTCCATAGAGTATTTAATAAAATTAGATCTTACAAGATTCACAATCATCTTCATCAGAAGCTAGAATTTCATTTAACAGAGATTCAGTTTCTTCACTATCATCCTTTATTTCATCGTTCTTACTATCATAAGTGTTTTGATAGTATGAAGTCTTCCAACCATACTTGTAAGTAGTAAGGAAGTCTTGCGCCATAACTGAGACGGGTACCTCGTTATCATCAAAGTGTTCTGGGTTATATGACCAGTTTCCAGAAATTGCTTGGTCAAAGAATTTTTGAATAACTGAGACAACTTTAATATAACCCATGTTTGAATCCATATCCCATAGAAGAGTATAGTTGTTCTTGAGGGTATTGTACTGGGGAACAATTTGCTTAAGAGGCCCTTTCTTGGACTTCTTAATGGACAAGTATCCACGAGGAGGTTCGATTCCATTGGTTGCGTTTGACACAACGGAACTGCTCTCCGAAGGCATCTGTGCGGACAGTGTGCTGTGTCTGAGACCGTGCTCCAAGATAGATGTTCTAAGATCTTCCCAATCATGCTCATAGTTAATGCTGGAGATTTCATCTACATCGTTCTTATATGTATCAATAGGAAGAATTCCATCTGCATACTTAGTGCGACCAAAGTATTCACAATGTCCTTTCTCTTTTGCGAGTTGATTAGATGCTTTCAATAGATAATATTGGAAGGATTCAGAAAGTCCATGAACAGCATCCCATGCCTCCTGTGAGTCGTATGAGAACCCAAGTTTAGCAAGATAGTGGGCAAGACCAATAAAACCTACTCCAAGAGATCTACGTGCCTTTGTGGCTACCTCAGCAGCAATGATTGGATACTTCTGGTAATCAATCAATTCTTCCAGACCACGAACTGCAAGGTCACAAAGTTCTTCAAGTTCTTCATTAGATTTAACTTTCCCGATATTAATTGCAGAAAGAATGCATAGAGCAATTTCTCCAAACTCATCATCAATATGCTGCAATGGAAAAGTAGGAAGAGTAATTTCTTGACATAGATTACTCATCTCAACTTTATCCTTAAAGGATGAGTGAGAATTGCAATGATCAATGTTCATAATATAGATACGACCAGTCTCAGCACGTTCTTTTAGAAGTGCTAGGATAAGTTCTTGTGCCCCGATAGTCTTTCTCGGAACAGACTGATCTGATTCATAGTCCACATAGCGAGCGTCAAATGCATCAGTACCAAAAGCATCATAGAGACCTGGTACGTCATGCGGTGAGAAGAGGCTAATCTCTCCATTCTGGATGAAACGTTCGTAGAAAAGTTTTGAAATTTGGATTGAGTAGTCAAGTTTGCGTACCCGATTGTCTTCTGTGCCTTTATTATTTTTCAGAACAAGAATATCTTCTATCTCTTGGTGCCAGATTGGGAAGTGGACTGTTGCTGATCCGCCACGAATCCCATTTTGAGTGCAACATCGTACAGTTGATTCAAATTTTTTAAGGAAAGGAACAACACCCGTGTGCTGTACTTCTCCGCCTCGGATCTTAGCGTTGATTCCACGGATGCGACCTGCGTTGATACCAATTCCCGCCCTTTGTGCAACATACCTGCCGATAGCCATATCAGAACTAAAGATGCTATCGAGGGTGTCATCAACATCAACAAGCACACAGCTAGCAAATTGTCGAAGTGGTGTTCGCACTCCTGCCATGATTGGCGTTGGGATGTTGATTTTGTGTTTGCTGATTGCGTCGTAGTATCGTCTGACATAAGAGAGTCTTGTCTCCTTGGGATATTCCTGAAATATAGTCAAAGCAATCATAATATACATGAACTGTGGAGTCTCATAAACTCCACCTGCACTACGATCCTGAACCAGATACTTATCTACCACCTGGCGAAGACCAGCATATGTAAACAGAAAGTCTCTACCATGATCGATATAACTATTTACCTTTTCAATCTCTTCTTTAGAATACTTATTAAAGATTTCCTTATCATATACATCTTTATTTGTACAACTTATAATATGGTTTTCCAAATTAGGAAGTTCTCTCATCTTCCCATAAAGATTCTTTCTTAGTGAGAAAAGTAGAAGTCTTGCTGCAACAAATTGATAATTTGGATGGTCCAAATCAATAAGGTCAGAAGCAGATCGGATAAGAATTTCTTGAATTTCTGCAGTCGTAATTCCATCATAGAATTGAATGCCAGATTTCATCTCAACCTGACTTGCAGATACACCAGCAAGACCATCACATGCTTCTTCGACCATAAGATGCATCTTATCTAAATCAAGAGACTCAATTCTTCCATCTCTTTTTTGTACTTTGGTGCCGTTGGTCATATTTTTTTCCAAGTAGTAAATTTAAGGGTTGCTTCTAAACCAGAGTATGTATTTGATTCTACCACAGACTGAACGTCAAGTCCAGATAAAACCATCTCATTAATATCTTTTTCATCTATATCCGAAGGCCAGATGACTACCTTATCTCC